GGCACAATTTCATTAAAGGAGAAAATTAACATGGCATTAGATATCGCAAAAATTCGAGCACGACTCGACAGTGTAAAAAACAACGGAAAAGCAGGAGGGTCCTTCTGGCGCCCGCAGGATGGTACTCAAGTAATTCGTATTGTTCCTACGGAAGATGGCGACCCCTTCAAAGATTACTGGTTTCACTATAACTTGGGGCCTGATCAGCGAGGTGGATTGCTTTGCCCAAATAAAAATCACGGAGAGGATTGCCCAATCTGTAATTTTAAGGACCAACTCTGGAAGGAGTTTAACCGGACACAAGATCCAGATACGATGAAGCTCGCAAAAGACTTGAGCCCTCGTCAACGCTTCTTTAGTCCCGTTATGGTTCGTACAGAAGAGGATCAGGGTATCCGGATTTGGGGCTATGGCAAGACGGCCTATGAATCTTTGCTCAATTTGGTGCTTAACCCAGAGTACGGAGATATTACAGATGTCGATGACGGAACCGACCTGACTCTCACTTATGGAAAGCCACCGGGTGCAAATTTTCCCAAAACTACACTAACCCCGCGCCGACGAACTTCACCACTTTGTGATGAGGCGGTTGGAGGCGATGAGGAGTGTTCTCGATTGATGAGCAACATTCCAAACATCGACGGACTCTTTCCTAAAAAGACACAGGAAGAAGTCCAGGCAGCATTGGATGGCTTCATTAATTCTCTCGAAGGAGAAGATTCGGAAGTTGTAGTTGATGGTGGAACCACCACGACAAACAATGCAGTTCCTGATGTGGTCAGTGCGTTTAATGAATTAGTCGGAAACTAATAACCCCCCCAAGGTGGGCGCCCTTCGGGGCGCCCCCTTTTAACTCTAGAGAAAGTTGTGTCAAAAGAATATTTACAACGCCGGCGAGCACGACTTGCTCGCAAGGGCGCGAAGAGAAAGCTAAAAGCAAAGGCTGCCAGGATTTCCAAGCAGGAGAAAAAACACCAGGAGAACGTTGAGAACCGCGCTCTCAGGCGCGCTCTTCGCGAAGTCCGTGAAAAACGACAGTCGGCGGGAAAATAAATGGCAAAAAAATCAACATCAACGGGCAAGCTCTCCATGGGAGAAATGCGGAAACTTATCAACAAGAAGGCGGGCATGAATGTCGCCCACGATCTTAATGAGGAGAACCCAACAGTGGTCACACAGTGGATCCCAACAGGATCCCGTTGGCTGGATTCAATCATCTGTCGCGGACACTATGCTGGTATCCCTGTAGGAAAAGTTTCCGAGATTGCGGGACTAGAGGCAACAGGAAAGTCCTATATGGCAGCACAAGTCGCCGCGAATGCCCAAAAGATGGGAATTGACGTGGTTTATTTTGATTCAGAGTCTGCGATTGACCCATCATTTCTTACAAATGCCGGCTGTGATTTGGAAAGACTTCTTTATGTTCAGGCCCAGTCGGTAGAGTTTGTTCTCGAAACGATCGAGGAATTATTGGCCTCCAACAACCAGATGTTATTTATCTGGGACTCACTAGCTCTGACTCCCAGCTATCAGTGAGGTTCAGGGTAGTTTTGACCCGATGTCTCAGATGGCAATGAAGGCTCGCATTCTTGCCAGGGCTATGTCAAAGCTGGCCCTCCCGCTTGCAAATGCGAGGGCAACGTTGCTGGTCTTGAATCAGTTGAAGACGAATATTACCCGCATCGCATCGGAAGCAATGACGACGCCATATGTTACTCCTGGCGGAAAAGCCATGGCGTATGCCTATTCTCTTCGGATCTGGCTCACGGGACGAAAGGCAAAGGCCAGCTTTGTTTTGGATGATAACGGTTTTCGAATTGGTTCTGAGGTGAAAGTAAAATTAGAGAAGTCTCGCTTTGGAACCTCGGGACGAAGGTGTAATTTCCGAATTCTTTGGGGTGGAGACGATGTAGCCATTCAAGATGACGAATCTCTCTTTGATGCTATTAAATCATCTGATAATATTATTCAGTCCGGGGCTTGGTATACTATGGTCTTTGAAGATGGATCAACCGAGAAGTTTCAGGCAACAAAGTGGGTTGAGAAAATGCAGGATGATAAGTTTAGGCAAAGAGTCTATCAAATCATCGATGAAGAAGTAATTTATAAATTCGATACTCGACAGGGAAAGGCAGAAGATTTCTATGAGACTGAAGAGTAAGCTGCCATTGGTCAGCCGAAAAACTACTTGGTAGTGTGGCCGACGATCTCCTAAAAATGAAATATGATAAACTCCTCTCGGAGCTTAAATTTCTAGAAGATGATTTAAAATATCATAAAACTCTCTTTGATATGGAAATGAAAAAGTTTTCAGAGAAGTTCGATGACAAGGCCAGAGAGATGGGTGTTCTTGATAAGATACGCCCACCCAAAAAAAAAGAAAGTTCGCCGATCAGGAAAAAGAAGAAGGCCTCCAGAAAAGAGACAAAAGAACTTTTTAAAAAAATAGCAACAGTAACCCACCCCGACAAGCTTCTAGACTTGCCTCTACCTGAAAAGGAGCAGAAAGAAAAGAAATTTCTAGAAGCTACCGAAGCGGCCGAAGAAGATAAAATATTATCTTTACACAAGATAGCAAAAGAGGTGGGCGTAGAATTACCAGAAATTTCAGAAATTCAGATAGCATTGTTTGAAGATGAAATTTTCATTCATAAACAGAATATTGAAAATCTCAAAAAAACCTGGATGTGGATGTGGATGAATTCGCCCGACGAAGAGGCTAAGGATATGATAATGTCTAGATATGTGAATTTTCTATTGACAAACACTCCAACTTAGGGTATACTAAGAATATAATGAAAAGAGTAATAATCATCGACGCGTTGAACGCGTACTTTAGGGCTTATATTGTCAATCCAAGCCTATCCAAAAACGGCCAGCCCATAGGCGGCTACAAGGGCTTCCTCGGAATCTTGCAGAAGCTTTGCCGAGAGATGAAACCTGATGAGATTGTCATAGCTTGGGACGGCGCCGGCGGCTCTTTGCGTAGAAAGACGGTTAATTCTAACTATAAAGAGGGCCGCAAGCCAATTCGCCTAAATAGGGATGTTAGAGTCCTCACTAAAGACGAGGAAATGCAAAATAAAGTCTGGCAACAGTATCGGCTCATGGAAATGCTGAACTTCATGCCAGTTATCCAGATAATGATTGACGCCACGGAGGCTGATGATGTAATCTCGTTCGTCTCCCAGACACCACGCTATAGGGGCTGGCAGAAAATAATTATATCGAGCGATAAAGATTTCTTCCAACTCTGCGATGACGAGACGGTTCTTTACCGCCCAATTCAAAAGAAGTTCGTCAATAAGCCTAGATTGTTGGAAGAATTCAAAATTCACCCAACAAACTTTGCTCTTGCAAGAGCCATGGCGGGTGACAAGTCTGATAACCTTCCTGGAGTAAGGGGTGTCGGCCTCGGAACAATATCAAAGAGGTTCCCATTCTTCGCAGAAGAGAAGACTGTTACAATCCCAGCGCTCATTGAATTTTGTGAGAATGATAATACTGGCTTGAGAGCCTTTGCTGCGATATGCGAGGCGGAGGAAATAATTAAAGAAAATTATAAAATCATGCAACTCTACGCGCCAACAATGTCGATCAATGATAAAAGTAGGGTAAAATACATAATCGATAACTTCGAGCCAGAATTTAACAAGACAGAAGTAANTAAGCGCATGGCGGAAGACGGCTTTGGAAACTGGGATACGTCCGATCTATTTTCAACCTTCAAGAGAATTTCAAGTAAAGCTTGACAGGCAGAGATTCTTATGTTATATTAGAATAGATAAGGGGGTTTTAATGTCTAAGGAAGACTTTAGCCAATATGGCAAAGACTTTCAGGAAACTTTATGTCATCTGATCTTGGTCGATAGGCCATTCGCCGATCAAATGTTTGAGGTTTTGAATATTAATTTTCTGGAGCTTAAATATCTCCAGACTTTTGTTAAGTTGGTCAAGAAATACAGGGAAAAGTATTCTGTCCACCCGACAGAAAAAATCATGACCTCTATTTTGAGGACGGAAATTTCCGAAGAGAATGACTCAGTTCAGCAGCAGCTTCGGGGCTTCTTTGCTAGAATCTCCAAGTCTAGAATCGAGGACTCTGAATATATCATCGAGACATCTCTAGATTTTTGCAGGAAACAAAAATTAAAAGAGGCAATGCTCAAGTCTGTTAAACTCCTCAAGAACTCTTCCTTCGACGAGATCTCGCAAGTCATCAACGAGGCCTTGAAGCTTGGATCAGACTCTAATTTCGGCCACGACTATGTGAAGGATTTCGAGCAGCGCTTTATGTTCAAGGCCAGAAATCCAATTGGCACCGGCTGGGAAGAACTCGACGCGATAACTCATCAGGGCTTGGGGCAGGGAGAGCTTGGAGTAGTAATTGCCCCTACCGGCGCCGGCAAGAGCATGGCCCTAGTTCACATCGGCGCCCAAGCCCTGAAGGCGGGGAAGAACGTAGTATATTACACTCTGGAATTGTCGGAGACAGTTGTTGCCTCGCGCTTTGATAGCTGCATAACGAATGTACCCCTCAACGATTTGGCCTCTTTCAAGGAAGAGATCTATGAAAAGGTTCAAATGATCGACGGCCAGCTAATCGTAAAAGAATACCCCACAAAGTCAGCCAGTTGTCAGACCCTAAAGAACCACATAGAAAAATTGACAACTCGGGGATTCGAGCCCGACATGGTTCTCGTGGACTACGGAGATTTATTACGACCAATTTCAACATTAAGGGAGAAAAGGCATGAGCTAGAGACTATTTATGAACAGCTTCGAGCAATTGCTCAGACATACAATTGTTGTGTCTGGACGGCTTCTCAAACGAACCGTTCTGGATTGAACGCCGAAGTTATTACGATGGAATCAATTTCGGAGGCCTTTAACAAATGTTTTGTTGCAGATTTTATTTTTTCAATATCCAGGACGGCAGAAGATAAATTGGCGAATACTGGGCGCATCTTTGTTGCTAAGAACAGGAACGGCCCTGATGGACTAATTTATCCAATCCACATGGACACCTCGAATGTAACAATAAATGTTCAGGCCTCAACGGGCGAAACCATTGGTGAAGTCAAGAAAGAAGCCAAAAAAAGGCAAGAGAAGAAATTAATAAAATTGTATAAGAAAACGAAAAAGGATGGGAGAAAATAAATGTCGATTAATACACTACAAGAATACACACGCATCGCAAAATATGCGAAATATCTGCCGGAGAGCCAAAGACGCGAAACCTGGAAAGAACAAGTAACACGCGTCTTTGATATGCATAGGGAGAAATTCAAAGATAATGAGGAGGCACTCTCATTGATAGAGGAGGCTGAATTAGCAGTCCAAAAGAAAGAAGTACTTGGCTCGCAGAGAATTCTCCAGTTTGGTGGGGATCCAATTTTTAAGCACAATGCGCGAGTATATAATTGTGGTTTTGGTCACATCGATCGCACAAGATCCTTTCAGGAGCTTATGTATCTTCTTTTATGTGGTTGTGGCATTGGTTTTTCTGTTCAAAAACATCATGTGGCACAGCTTCCAGTTGTGGCGCGCCCAAGTAGGTTTTCTGATCCTAAAACCTTTGTTGTTCCGGACACCATCGAGGGATGGGCCGACGCAATTGGCGTTTTGGTAAATAGTTATTTTGGTGGAAATCCAGAATTTGATGAGTACGTCGGCCTTAATGTTGAATTTGATTATTCTGAAATCCGACCCGCCGGCTCACCTCTTAGTTCCGGAGCGAAAGCCCCAGGCCCAGCGGGCCTTGAGCGTTCCATAGAGAAGATACGAGAAGTATTCGAGGACACCCTCGGATTCAACAATCGGGTTCGATTGAGTCCTATTCACGTTTATGATATTATCATGCATGCCGCCGACGCTGTTATTTCTGGCGGTGTCCGCCGCTCAGCTACAATTGCCCTGTTCTCTCCCGACGACGAGGAAATGGCTACGGCAAAGACTGGCAACTGGTTTGTTGAAAACCCGCAGCGAGGTAGGTCGAACAACAGCGCGCTCCTAGTCCGAGATGAGACTACGAAAGAGACCTTCAACCAACTGATGGGCTGGGTCCGTGAATTTGGAGAACCAGGATTTGTGTGGGCAGACAACGCAGAAATGGGGTTTAACCCGTGTGTCGAAATCGGCCTTNATCCAATCGATGATGAGACCGGAGAGTCTGGTTGGCAGTTCTGTAATCTTACAGAGATTAACGGCAAAAAGGCCAATACTCCAGAGAATTTCCACAACGCTTGCCGAGCAGCAGCCATCATTGGAACTCTTCAGTCTGCATATACAAGCTTTCCTTATTTGGGGGAAGTGACGGAGAAAATTACAAGACGCGAGGCGCTTCTCGGTGTTTCAATCACGGGTATGATGGATAACCCGGAAACACTTTTCGATCCACAGACCCAACGCGACGGAGCCAAAGTCGTCAAGGAAACGAATAAATATGTAGCAAACGTTATCGGGATCAATCAGGCCGCACGGACAACCTGCGTAAAACCAGCCGGCTCCACAAGTTGTATTCTTGGTACTGCTTCTGGAATCCACCCACACCACGCAAAAAGATATTTTAGGAGAGTTCAAGCGAATAAGCAAGAAAATC